CAACCGTAGCGCAGCAACCAACACCGGCAACCGTAGCGCAGCCACCAACACCGGCAACCGTAGCGCAGCCACCAACACCGGCTACTGTAGCGCAGCCACCAACACCGGCGACTATAGCGCAGCCACCAACACCGGCAACCGTAGCGCAGCAACCAACACCGGCGACCAGAGCGCAGCCACCAACACCGGCTACTGTAGCGCAGCCACCGTTGATGGAAAGGAGTCTATTGCAATCGTCACCGGGGCCGATAGTAAGGCATCCGGCGCCATTGGGTGCTGGCTCGTCCTAACCGAGAGGGGCAACTGGAACGGTGACACTTGCCCCATTAAAGAGGTGCGAGCGGTAAAGGTAGATGGTGAGATTATAAAACCGGGGGTATTTTACAAACTGGAAAATGGGGAGGTCGTGGAAGCATGAACCCATACAATGTCCCGGATAGGCCCATCCCGAGCTGGGTGGATAACTACGATGATAAGCCGCACATCTGCCCGGAGTGCGGCTGCGAGATCAACGAGACCATTTACATTAAGGACGGAATGGTCATTGGCTGCGAAAACTGTGTTAAGCGTTTTGACGCCAGCGATGCGGATGCTGACAGGTACTTTGATGAAGAACCAGACAGATATTAAGGAGGAGCTATGGAGAACTACTTTCGGGAATTGAACAGCATCAACTGCTCTGACAAGACAGAGAAGAAGAATGGCCTTACATACCTTTCCTGGGCATGGGCCTGGGGAGAAATCAAGAAGCTGCACCCGGATGCCACCTATACCATCTACGAGGATGCTAATGGCCTGTTTTACCACACAGACGGTAAGACCTGCTGGGTTAAGACTGGCGTAACCGTCAATGGCATTGAGCACATCGAGTATCTGCCGGTCATGGATAACCGCAACCGCTCAATCCCGGCCAGTGATGTTACCTCATTCGATGCCAATAAGGCAATCCAGCGTTCCCTTACAAAAGCCTGTGCCCGTCATGGCCTTGGCCTGTATATCTACGCTGGCGAGGACTTGCCGGAGGGTGCAGAAAGAGAACCGGAGCCTACCGAGTATTGCATTGACTGCGGGCAGCAGATCACCGGTATCAACAAGCGCAACGGGGAGTATTGGCCTGTAAGCGAGATCGCCGCCTACAGCGTCCAGCGGTTCGGCCGCAAGCTGTGCCCGAACTGCCAGAAGAAAGCCTTTGCCGCCGAAAAGGAGGCCGAGAAGAATGGAGCTTGACCTGTGGAGCGAACTCCAGCAAAAATCCAACCAACTACAGGCTTCCGTTAAGGCACTTAGAAAGTCCGGCGGAGAATATGCGGCGGCGGAGCGGGACTACAAAATCCTGCTCCGCACGGAGTGTCTGAAACTCAAAGATGATGGTGTTGCAATCGGACTGATTGATAAGACCTGCTACGGGATACCGAGCGTGGCAGAAGCACGGTTTAAGCGAGATGTTGCCGAAGCAGTCTACAAGGCGAACTTGGAAGCCATCAACAGCCTTAAACTGCAAATCAGGATCATCGATAACCAAATCGGCCGGGAATGGGGACAGGCTGGGAGGTGTGACGGTTGAAAAACGAATGGGGCGCAAAGCTTGACCGAAACGGTTACGCTCCGAGCATCGTACAGGCCGACACATCCAAGTGCTTTTTGTGCCAGCGATCCGGCGTAAAACTCGACCGGCACGAAATCTTCGGCAACGCCATGCGGAGCAAAAGCAAGCGCATGGGGCTTTGGGTGTCCCTGTGCCACACGCCATGCCACCTGACACACGCACACAGCTGTGCCGAGGTGATGGACTGGCTGCACCGGCTGGGCGAGCAAGCCTGTATCGACAACTACGATTTCACAATCCCGATGTTCCGGGAGGAATTCTACACGAACTATTTGGAGGAAACAGAATGCTGAACAAAGCGATCCTTAATGGGCGTCTGACAAAGGCTCCAGAACTGAAACAGACCCAGAACGGCAAGAGCGTGTGCAGCTTTACCATTGCGGTAGACCGCAACCGTGACCGAGAAAAGACTGACTTCGTACCCATCGTAGCGTGGAACAAGACCGCCGAATTCGTAAACCAGTGGTTTGGCAAGGGCGATCTTATCACCATTGTGGGGCGCATCGAAGTTCGCAACTACGAGGACAAGAACGGCAATAAGCGCACAGCCACAGAGGTTATCGCAGAGGAAGCTCTTTTCGGCGGCAGCAAATCTACCGGCAAGGCAGAGGAAAAGCCCGCAGAGAGCGAGCAGGGCGGATTTGAAGAAGTCGAGGGCGACCCTAACGACCTCCCATTCTGACGGGAGGTGAGGAGGAATGCCGAATAGATTGATAAAGGATAGCTTCCGCACAAGCGACAAGATAGCATCCTTAACGGATTTCGAGTTTCGGCTTTGGGTAAGTCTTATTGTTTCGGTAGACGATGCAGGACGAGGAGATGCCCGACCTGCAATCATCAAAGGCAACGCATTCCCGCTTCGGGAACGGGTTACTGCAAAAGATATCAACGATGCGCTCCACGGTTTGGCGGCCAAAGGCTGCGTTTCCCTCTACGAGGTGGACGGGAAGCCCTACTTTTGGTTCCCGACTTGGGCCGAACATCAAAGGATACGAGAATGCAAACCAAAATATCCCGACCCGCCTAAAAACAGCGGCTTTACACCGTCTGCGGAAATCTGCGGCGAGTTGCCGCAAGTTGCTGCGGATTGCGGCGAGCTGCGGCCTGAATCCAATCCGAATCCGAATACTAATCCGAATCCGAATACAAGTACCCCCCATGCCCCCCAAGGGGGCCGGTTTGCCGAATTTTGGGCGCAATATCCCAAGAAAGTCGGCAAAGGCGCAGCGGAAAAGGCTTTTGAGCGCATCAAACCGGATAAGCAGACCTTTGACCGCATGATGGATGCCATATCTGCACAGAAGCGGAGCCGCCAATGGACGGAGAACAACGGCCAGTACATCCCAAACCCTGCGACATGGCTGAACCAGCGCAGGTGGGAGGACGAGCTTCCGCAGGGGGAAACCGAGGTAAAGCAGCTGCCCAGCTATGACCTGGCGCTGGCGGAGCGGATGATGGAGGAGAACGCATGAGTGACAAAGTAGATATCGCCGTAAAAAGGCTGAAAGAAGCAACGGAGATGTCGCAGGCGCTATATGAACAGCCGCTTGTGATAACCTACAGCGGTGGAAAGGACAGCGATACTATCCTGAAGCTGGCGCAGATTGCTAAAATCCCGTTTGAGGTGCTCCACAACCATACGACTGCCGACGCCCCTGAAACTGTTTACCATGTCCGCAACAAATTTCGGGAGCTGGAACTTTCAGGTATCAAATGCGACATTGACTACCATGTGCAACCTGATGGGAAAAGGGTTACCATGTGGAACCTTATCCCCCGTAAGTTGATGCCACCGACCAGACTGATGCGCTACTGCTGTTCGGAGCTGAAAGAGGGTGGTGGAAAAGACCGCTTTATAATCACTGGTGTCCGGTGGGCAGAAAGTGCTGCTCGGAAGAAAAACAGGGGCAGCTTGGAGGTTATAGCACGCCGAAAGGAAAGGAGTCTTATCCTCTCCAACGACAATGACGAGGATCGCCGGTTATTTGAAAGCTGCCAAATGGCGGGCAAGCGGGTGGTAAATCCCATCATCGACTGGACAACCGAAGATGTTCTTGATTTCTGCAAAGCGGAAAAGGTGAATCTTTGCCCGCTTTATGCGGAGGGTTGGCATAGAGTGGGATGTATTGGGTGCCCTATGGCAGGAAAGAAAAGATACATTGAGTTTGCGAGGTACCCGACATACAAAAAAGCATACATAGCAGCATTCGATAGAATGATCGAGGAACGGAAGCGGCGGGACATGATGAAAGGCTTTACCAGAATGGGCGATACAGGCGTTGATGTTTTCCACTGGTGGATGGAGGATGGCATACTTCCAGGGCAAACCGTCCTGCCGGGATTTGAGGAGGACGCGTGAAAATAACAATTCCCGAAATCCCCCCGTCGCTGAACAAATACGCTGGTCGGGCGAACGCCTGGGACTACCGAGCGGAAAAGCAGCGCTGGCTGCAGCTGTTTGTTGCATACTGCCCCAAGTGCAAACCAATGGGCAAGGCCATAGTGACAATCACCTACTACTTCCCCACCCGGCACCGGCATGACCCAGACAACTACAACGGCAAGATGCTGATGGACGGGCTGGTACACCGGGGAGTAATCGCCGATGATAGCTTTGACCATGTAGAGCTGCGGCTGCGTGGGGCATATGACCCCAAAAACCCAAGAACAGAAATTGACATAGAGGAGGTAACGGATGAAAGTACTTGAATTGTTTGCTGGAACACGGAGTATAGGGAAAGCGTTTGAAAACAGAGGGCATCAAGTGTTTTCTGTGGAATGGGATAAGAATTTTGAAAACATCGATCTTTATGCAGATATCTTAACAGTCACGACGGATGAAATTCTGAATCGTTTTGGACGCCCGGATGTGATTTGGGCAAGTCCGGACTGTTCCACATTCAGCATTGCCGCTATAAGCCATCACCGGAGAAAAAATCCTGTAACAGGAAACCTTGACCCTGTCAGTGACTATGCAAAATTTTGCGATATGGTAGATCAGCATGTATTACAACTAATCAAGGACCTTAATCCAAGGTTTTGGTTCATCGAAAATCCAAGGGGCGGGATGCGGAAGATGTCATGGATGCAAGGTTTTCCGAGGTACACTGTTACATATTGCCAATACGGGGATACACGAATGAAGCCAACGGATATTTGGACGAACCACCCGGAGCCTCAGTTCAAGCCAATGTGCAAGAATGGTGACCCTTGCCACGAAAGAGCTCCCCGTTCTGCAACTATTCGGGCGATGAAGGCCAAGGGGATTAAAATGGAGGTTGGAGGGACACAGTACGGATTAAAGAATAGCCGTGAAAGAAGCATAATTCCCAAAGCACTGTGCCAGCACATAGTGGATATTTGCGAAGAAGGACTATCAAAGGAGGTACCCTGATGGGGCAGAAGGATGTAGAGCGGGAGAAGCCGCTTTTTGAGGGACAAAATGCCGAGGAATTTATCAAGCGATGGAACGCTATCACCAAAGCCATAAAAATGCGCGCAGAGATGTCCGAGCATGAAAAGGTGGTGAGTTATGATGTCATACGATAAAGCGTCTCCTAACGCCAAAATCGGCTGTTCTAATTCAAACGACCCGGAGTTCCTGGAGCAGCTGGTGCGGGAGGGCAAGACAAACAGGGAGATTGCCTTAATTCTCGATCTTGATTACGGCTCTGTGGCACAAATCTTGTCTCGCTATGGAATCAAGAGAGACCCCAACCGGCCCTGCAAGAGATGCGGAGGGCCGATAGGCAGCACCAACACCAGGCAGCTGTATTGCAAGGAGTGCCAAAATGCCGTGGATGAAGTTGCCCAGGCAGAGATCACCGAAGAGGAACAGGAACGCCGGGAGCAGGCAGCCTATTACAAAGGCTGGCAGGACGGCAAGCAATATTATCTTGAGAATTTTGGAGGGTGAGCCAATGACCGTAAAGGACTACTACGAAACAATCCGGGACATAGAAAGGCTGGCTGCGTTGGTTGACGCAGAGGGGGATGTTACACTCGACCATGACGATGCGGAGCAGATATGGGCGCTGCTGCTGGACTACAAGGATTTGCTGATGGCTAAGGAGGTGGGATGATGTGCAAGGCCGTTATGGTAAGTATACGACCGAAGTGGTGCGAGAAGATTATCAGAGGTGAGAAAACCATTGAGGTGCGAAAGAACCGCCCGAATATGGAAACGCCGTTTAAGTGCTATATCTACTGCACGAAGCCAAAATACGAACACGAGGATTTTATCCGTACTGATTACCCGAAACCGCAGTTTTACGGAGGCGGGAAGGTCATCGGTGAGTTTATCTGCGACGCGATTGTCCGTGTGAACATCTGCGGATTCTGGGACGATAGTGGGAAGCAGCTCGACAATCGGCTCAAAGAAACATGTTTGACCTCAGAAGAGTTATGCGACTACCTTGGCGAAAAGGTCGGTTACGGATGGCATATCTCCGACCTGAAAATCTACGACACGCCGAAGGAGTTGAGCAAGTTTTCGCGCCCGTTTGAAAACTGCATAGACAAAGTGTGTGATGAATTTGGGTGTGAATCATGCGAAAATGGCGGTCATATTAAGCGCCCGCCCCAAAGCTGGTGCTATGTGGAGGAAATGTGATGGATGCTGTGAAGTTTATTGAGGAATGGAATCGTATGCTGAAGGTTGAAGGTAAGGCCCCCTGTATTGAGTTTTGTACTACACGAACTCCCGAGGAAACGGTGTTCTCTGTTGGAGAATGGTCTGCTGCACATCCGCGCAAGACACGGCAGAGCGTGTTTTTAGAGCGCTACCCGGAGGCGAGGCTTGATGGGTACGAAGTACTGCGGCTTTGTCCGTCTGATATTTCTGCTGCTCACCGAGATAGCGAAGGGTGTGGATACCCAGAACAAAGGTGTACAGACTGCCGTCGTAAGTTCTGGATGCAGGAGGTAGAGTGATGGAACGACTGACAGAATATGAAAGCATTGGAGGAACAAGATGGCAATCAGCGATAAGAAAGCCGTGGAAGCGATAAAAACGCTTACAGAGTATTGCGGTGAGCAGCGAGGGTGTCAAAACCGCATCTTGCATTTGTACAGCCCGAGCAAGTGGAAATGCAGCCTTGATGCATTCGATTTGCGGGACATTTTAAGTAACATTGAGGCGAAGAGGAAACATCGCGGGTATTTGCAGTAAAGGAGGGCCGACAATGGCTGACCAAATGCAGTTATATGACACATCGGAGAAACAATCAAGTAACAACACAGGTAAAGCTAAACGGAAGTGGGAAAATGGTTTCCAGAGATGGAGCGACCGGCACAGTGCAGATGGTGGTAGCTCTTTTGGGTGCTGTGGATTCGGCAGTATGTGTGACTATTGTGAGGATAATTCATATGGACGCTCGTGTGTCAGGGCGCTGAACGCCATGATCCGCGAAAAGCGTCTGAAAATCGATTACGAAAAGACTGGTTATGAAGAAGTATGGGAGGGGATTTTTGACAATGGCTGAATACATAGACAGGGAAGCGTTTAAGAAAAGCGTCGAGGAGCGTTATTGCAAGTCGTGCAAGGCGGAGAAGAAAGACCACAACGGATGCTGGTGTCGTGCCTGTTGGGTTGACGATATGCTCGATGAGGTAGAGTGTTTCCAGCCCGCTGATGTTGCCCCGGTGGTGCATGGACGGTGGGAATACATCCCGCAAACGCTTAACACGCTCAGTCAGTTTAGGTGCCCGTTTTGTAGGTGGTGGTCTCTTGACCCGTCTATTGACGGCGCTTACAACTACTGCCCCAACTGCGGGGCGAAGATGGACGAAAAGGAGGCTACTTATGATTAAGCCCTATATCAAAAATGAAACTGCAGTGGATATTATCTGTAGTATCTGCGACAGAATGTATCCGGGAATGGACTGTGAGCCTGCCGACTGTGAGTGGATGAAGATGCTGGCGGAGGAATCTGTTGATGCGGTGCCGGTGGTCAGATGCAAAGACTGCAAGTACAGAGATGGCACACCGGGGCAGCCGAATATACTTTGTGCGCAGATGCACGAGGAAGATTTCTGCTCCTACGGCGAAAGAAAGGAGGAGTCACATGATAGACTACAAAAAGGCTTGCAAGTGGGAACTTGGCAAGTATTACGAAAAGCTCATGGCCATCGACAGCCTGCAGGACGAGATCGATATGTTGACGGACAGAATGGAGGGCATCAGGTCGCCCAAAATGGACGCCACACCTGTACAGGGCGGCAGCTCGACTGCCGAGGAACGCATCATAAACGCCATCTGCAATAGGGACAACCTAACCGTCAACCATGAGCTGGTTAAGTGGCAAGTGCGGCAGATGGACCGTGGCCTGTCTATCCTGACCGACCAGCAGCGCAGGATACTTGAGGTGGCCGTCATGCGGCGTGAGTACAATGCCATCGATAGATTATGTGACGAGCTGCACATCAGCAGGTCGGAGCTGTACCGCAGGATGGACGAGGCCATCAAGAGATACGCTATTTGCCGATACGGTGTGACCGAGCTGTAAAACTTGGGACAAATTCGGGACAAAATAACGCCTAACATAGTGTATACTAATATCGTGGTAAAACACAGACTTCCCTTGACATTCCTCCTGGTGGGGAGCCGGGCCCCTAATCCCGGCAATCTGCTCCCGTAGCTCAATGGTAGAGCGGCTGCCTTGTAAGCAGCGGGTTATAGGTTCAAGCCCTATCGGGTGCTCCACCTTCATGTTTTACCTCCTTTTTACGGGGCCGCCGATGCCCCGTTATCCCATCGGCCGAAGATACATGACCTTCGTAAAAAAGGTGCCGCGCTGGCAGACCGCAAGTTCGCAATAGCCTGCCTTACCAAAAGCAGTCAGAGAGTACCGAAAGGCGCTCTCTTTCTTTATGCCATAAAGGAGGGGATACCTATGGATTTAATAGTCCGCAAAATCCCGCAGAGCGACACCATCAAGGTATATCCGGTATCTGATGTGCATTTGGGCAGCATCCTACATGATAAAGAGGGCTGGCAAGCATTCTGCCGCCGGGTAGAGCGGGAGGACGCTTATCTCATCCTTGGCGGCGATCTCATCAACAACAATACCCGGAACGCGGTGGGAAGCCCCTTTGAGGATTATATCCGCCCGCGGGAGCAGAAAAAGATGATGGCGGAAATGCTAACGCCCATCAAGGATAAGATACTCTGCGCGGTATCCGGTAACCACGAAGCGAGGACAGCCAGGGACACCGACCAAGACATTATGGGCGATATCATGTGCAAGCTGGACATGGAGGACTACTACGCCGAGGACATAGCATTCCTCAAACTGGAGATTGGGCGCAGGGTAACAAGAGATATCCCTATCACCAGCTATACGATGGCTGTTGCCCATGGCTCCGGCGGCGGCATTTACACCGGTGCAACGGTCAACCGCAATGAGCGCTTCGGCTACACCATAGAGGGCATTGACGCTCTGATTGTTGGCCACACCCACAAAGGCACCATCAGTAAGCCCAAAAAGATCGTGGTGGACAGTAACAACAATGTTATCCGTACCAAGCAGCTGGTAGTTGTTAGCTGTACCGCATGGCAGCAGTACGGAGGCTACGCAGCCCGGAAGATGCTGCTGCCCAGCAGCGAGAGCGACCATGAGCAGCCGCAGACGCTCCTGCTGTGCGGGAACAAGACAGGCACTAAGCGGATAACCACGGTTTGGTAACAATAATTGGTAGCCCGGCATAGTAGACACCGGGAGGGATAGGGCGGGCATTGATAAAAGGAGGGCACATGGATTTACAAAAAGCAGATAGCAAAAAGTATTTGGAGTTTATTGACAAATTTGCTCCCAAAACGACAACCGACGATTGTTTTACGCCTCCGTTGGTATATGATGCAGTAAGAGACTGGGTTTGCAAAGAGTACGGGGTGGACAAGGATAAGATCGTCCGCCCATTTTATCCGGGAGGAGATTATCAGAGCTTCGACTATTCAAACGGTGCGGTTGTTGTAGATAACCCGCCGTTTTCTATTTTATCAAAGATATGCACACATTATCTTGATGAGTGTATTCCATTCTTCCTGTTTGCTCCGGCGCTTACATGCTTATCCGGAAAAGAACTTGTAATGAATGTGTGCCATGTTATGACCGGCTCAACAATAACCTATGCAAATGGCGCAACAGTGGAAACAGCATATGTAACAAATCTTGACGATCCTGACATCGTTGTAAGAACCGCGCCAGACCTATCGTCTGCTATAAAAATTGCCAATGAAACGCACCTCAAAGAAAAAAAGAGAGTTTTGCAAAAGAACAAATACCCGGATTATGTTTTGACGGCAGCGATGGCAAACTTATACGCAAGCCGTGGGGTAGACTACAAACTGCGAAAATGCGATTGTGTAAAAATATCAGCGTTAGACGAGCAGAAAGAAAAGAAAAAAGCCATATTCGGTGGCGGTCTTTTACTTTCAGAACGAGCAGCAGCAGAACGAGCAGCAGCAGAACGAGCAGCAGCAGAACGAGCAGCAGCAGAACGAGCAGCAGCAGAACGATGGACACTATCGGATAGGGAATGGGAAATAGTTAGGAGCCTTGGCGATGGTTCCGTTTGATTACAATTCTCCAAAGTGGAGAAGAAAGCGCCTGCAAATATTAAGACGAGACGGATATATGTGCCAGAACTGCAAGAGGTACGGGAAGGCGGTACAGGCTACAACGGTGCATCATATCAAACACGCAGATGAGTACCCGGAGCTGGCTTACGAAGATAAAAATTTAGTAAGCCTGTGTGAGGGCTGCCATAACAAGCAGCACCCGGAAAAAGCAACAGCAGCAAGGGGCCGTTACTGATACCCCCCCCTATCCGTTGCGCCTTCCGCCTGTCTATGGGGACCGGCGGGGGGAACTTTTTCCAACTCTACGGTATATTTTTGAGAAAGGGGAAGCCATGACAAAGGAAAAATGGGTTGAAACTATCGGAAAACAGATGGAAAAACTCGGTACGGCCGACCCATCTTATCAATCTGCGGTAGAAACGCTTGCAGAGATACTGGAACAGCGGGATAAGACCAAGGCCGAGTTCAAAAAGTCCGGCGGTAAGTCCGTCATCGAATATACCAACAAAGGGAACGCCACAAACATGGTAAAAAACCCTCTGTTGATTCTGTGGGACGACCTCAACAAGAGCGCACTGGCATACTGGCGCGAATTGGGGCTTACTCCATCGAGTTTCCGCAAAATGACCGGCGGAGTGAAGGAAAAGGAGGAAAAGGGCGGCCTTGCCGCTGCTCTTGCCAGCCTTGAGACAGATTAAGGGTAAGAACTGGCCCGTAGTCCTTGAGTATGCCGAAAGCATCAGAGACGGGAGAAAGGCCGCTTGCAAGGAATTGCGGCAGGCTGTTGATCGTTTCTTTGCTGACCTCGATAATGACGAGTACGATTTCGCGCCGAAAGGGCCGGAGTTCTGTATTCAAATCATCGAAAAGACCCTCTGCCACCAGCAGGGGGAAAAGCTGGACGGTACACCGCTCCGGGGAAAGCCATTCCTGTTGGAGCCGTTTCACAAATTCATCATATACAATCTTCTTGGGTTTAAGTTGAAAGGCACCGATGTGGTGCGGTTTCATGAAGCCCTTATTTTTATCCCTCGAAAGAACATCAAAACCAGTTTTGCCGCTTCCCTCGCATGGGCGCTGTCCCTGTGGTACCGGCGCAGCGGTTCCAAAACCTACATATCGGCCGCGGCTCTGATGCAGTCCCTTGAAAGCTTTAATTTTCTGGATTATAACATCCGGCTTATGGGCGAGGACGAGAAGCATGGCGGCGGTGTAAAGATCATTGACAACAACAACGAGCACTCAATGGAGACAGAGCTTCCAGACGGCTCGTTTTTTATCCGCGCTCTGGCTGCAAACCCGGATGCGCAGGATTCTCTTAACTGCAATATTGCGATCTGCGATGAAATCCACGCTTTTACAAAGCCTAAGCAGTACAACCTTTTTAAGGAAGCCATGAAAGCCTACACCAACAAGCTGCTGATAGGTATTTCCACGGCTGGCGATAACGAACAGGGCTTCCTTGGGCAACGGCTGCAATACTGCCGAAAGGTGCTGGATGGCACCATCAAGGACGAACAATATTTTATCTTTATGTGCTGCGCCAATCCGGATGAGGAGGGAAATATCGACTATACCAATCCCCTGGTACATGAGATGGCCAATCCGGCCTATGGCGTTTCCATCCGGCCGGAGGAAATTCTAAACGATAGCTTGCAGGCGCAGAATGACCCGCAGCAGCGGAAAGATTTCTTCGCAAAGTCTCTCAATGTCTATACCGGGGCTATCAAGTCCTATTTCAACCTCGACGAATTCCGGCGAAGCGATGAAAAATACAACTGGACGCTGGACGAGCTTTCCAAGCTCCCAATAGACTGGTACGGTGGTGCAGACCTCTCAAAAATGCACGACCTAACGGCGGCTGCGCTTTTTGGAAATTACAAAGGCGTGGATATCATCATCAGTCACGCTTGGTTCCCTGTGGTGCAGGCTCATGTTAAGGCCGACGAGGATGGTATACCGCTTTTCGGCTGGGCCGATGATGGACTTTTGACCATGTGCAACAGTCCAACCGTAAACCACGCCGATGTTGTCAACTGGTTTGTTACAATGCGAAAGCGCGGTTTCCGAATACGACAGGTGGGGCATGACCGTAAATTCTGCCGAGAGTATTTCATTGGCATGAAATCGGCTGGGTTTAACATTATCGACCAACCGCAGTATTTTTACAGGAAATCAGAAGGTTTCCGGCATATCGAGCAGAGCGCCAAAAATGGGACGCTGTACTATATGCATTCCGAAGCATATGAGTATTGTGTTGGGAATGTCTCGGCCGTCGAAAAGACAGACGACATGATCCAGTACGACAAGGTAAGACCGACAAACCGAATTGATGTGTTCGATGCCTCCGTATTCGCCACGGTGCGGTACTTGGAGGCTTTGGATAAATCTAAAGCAGGAAAGAAATGGTGGGGTGATAAATGAGCATAGCAAATTTTTTTGAGCGCTTCCGCTCTCGGGATAAGCCCCAAACGCGGAGCGCTGTATGCCTGTGTGATGGAACCGGCTGGAAAGACCTAACCTGTTCCGGCTATACAGACCTTGCGCACAACCCGGAAATCTGTGCCGCTGTTGATAGGATTGCGTCTTTAATTGGAAGTATGACAATCTATCTGATGCAAAACACCGATAGTGGAGATATCCGGGTTAAAAATGGGCTGTCTCGTGTGGTTGATATCGAGCCGAACAGCTACATGGGTCGGTCAAACTTTATCCAGTGGATCATCAAAACAATGCTGCTGGATGGCCGGGGGAACGCTGTAGTGCTCCCAAAGACCCGGAAGGGGCTGCTCCGGCGGCTTGACCCGATTCCGGCGGCGTTTGTAGCATTTGTACCGAATGGGGAACGGTATTATAGCATCGAAATATCTGGGAAACCCTATGACCCGAATGATGTGCTGCATTTTGCCATAAATCCGAGCAATTACTACCCATGGCAAGGCACTGGGTACAGCATTGCGCTGGCTGATGTGGCAAATAACCTCAAGCAAGCGGCGAAAACAGAAAATGGTTTCATGGCCAGTGAATGGAAACCGTCTCTTATCGTGAAGGTGGATTCGCTGACGGACGAGTTTTCTGACCCGGAGGGGCGTGCAAAGCTCCTTGGCGATTTTGTTGCAAGCAATAAAGCCGGGGAACCTTGGCTGATTCCTGCCGAGCAATTCTCGGTGGAACAGGTAAGGCCGCTTACTCTATCTGATCTTGCGCTGGCAGACTTCGTAAAACTGGATAAAACGACGGTGGCAACCATTCTTGGCGTGCCGCCTTTTGTTTTGGGCGTTGGCGAGTTCAAGCGAGACGAATGGAACAACTTTATTTCTTCCCGTATCATGCCGATTGCACAGATTTTGGAGCAGGAGTTTAGCCGAAAGCTGCTCGTATCTCCGGATTACTTTTTCCGCTTCAATGTCCGCTCCCTCTACAACTATTCCTTGGAGGAAACCATCAAAGCTGGCGCGGAAATGGTTGACCGCATGGCAATGACACGGAACGAGTGGCGCAGTTGGGTGGGGCTTACTCCGCACGAGGGAATGGATGAGCTTTTGGCCCTTGAAAACTACATTCCCGCGGACCGCCTTGGCGATCAGAAAAAACTAAACGGAGGAGGTGAGTAAATGGTAGGAGCAAGACAGGCAATCAGCCGCAGTGGCGACTTCAAAACCCGCGCTGCTGATGGAAACCTCTACATTGAGGGCTATTTCGCCACCTTTACCGGCGAATACCGGATGTGGGATAAAGCCATCGAGCGCATTGACCGAGGAGCCTTTGATGGTACCCTCGGTGATGATATTCGGGCGCTGGTTAACCATGATACCACAATCGTGCTTGGCAGAACAACAGCTGGTACACTGACCCTCCGCGTTGACGATTTGGGCCTTTGGGGGTCCATCCTCATTAATCAAGCGGATCAGGATGCCATGAACGCCTATGAGCGCGTAAAGCGTGGGGATGTTTCCCAATGTTCTTTCGGCTTTGACATCCTTGACGAGGAAACCGAAATCCGGCCAGATGGCACAACCGTGTGGACTATTCGCAAAGTCAAACTGTATGAGGTATCGGTCGTTACCTTCCCGGCCTACGAGGACACCATGGTAGAGGCTCGGAAAAAAGACCTTGAAAAGATCAACGAGCGCAAGCTCGACCAATGGAGGGCCGAAGCCCTCAAAAAGCTAAGAAAGGAGTGCTGACATGGCACTGAAATCCATTATGATTGCCAAAAAGCTGGAACTGAAAAGAGCAGCTTTTGAGGCACTGGTAGCTAAAGACGCAGAATTTGCAACACGCTCCGCTGAAATCGAAAAAGCAATCGGCGAAGCTACCACCGATGAGGAGCAGCAGGCTGTTGAGGACGCCATGAACAAATTTACCGAGGAAAAGGATGCCCACAACGCCGAAAAAGAAAAACTGTCCGCAGAAATCAAGGGCCTTGAGGAAGATTTGGAAAATGCCGAAAAAGATCCTCCCAAGGCTGAACCCAAAGCAGAAAAGAAAGACGAAAGGAATGATTTTACCATGAATACCATCAACATTCGCTCCCTCCCCATGAATGTGCGCGCCTTTGACGCTCTTCCCAAAGAGCAGCGTGACGCTATCGTAGCCCAGCCCGATGTGCAGACCTTCTTTGCGGAGCTTCGTAACGCTGCCCGCAGCAAGAGAGATATCACCGGTGGTGAGCTGACCATCCCTGTTGTATTCCTCGACCTCATTGCCGAGAATATGTATCGCTACTCCAAACTGATGCGTCGGGTCCGCATCCGCAATGTCAATGGCGAAGCCCGTCAGACCATTGCCGGTACTGTCCCCGAGGCCGTTTGGACTGAAATGTGCGGCGCCATCAATGAGCTGACCTTCAGCTTTAACCAGATTACTCTTGACGGCTTCAAGGTTGCCGGTTATGTTCCTGTTTGTAATTCCCTGCTGGAGGATAACGATGTAAACCTCGCCTCCTGGATCGTCGAGATGCTGTCCGAGGCTATCGGCCTTGCCAAGGATAAGGCCATCCTGTACGGCAAGGGCGCTGGTCAGAAGATGCCTCTCGGTATTGTGACGCGTCTGGCGCAGGAGAGCAAACCCAGCGATTACCCGGCCAATGCTCCTGCTTGGGTTGACCTGCACACCTCCAACATCATCACCATTCCCACCGCTTCCACCGGCGAGGCTTTCTGGGCTGCGCTGGCTGTTGCTGCTGGTAACACCTTCACCCGCTATTCCCGCGGCGAGCGCTTCTGGGCTATGAATAGCAAGACCCTGGCTACTCTGCAGTCCAAGGCAATCCTTGCTACCGCTTTGGGCCGGTATGTCACCTTTGACGGTATGACCATGCCCATCATCGGCGGTGATGTGGAAATCCTCGAATTTATCCCCGATGGCGACATCGTTGGCGGCTATGGCGACCTGTACCTGTGGGCGCAGCGCTCCGGCATGACCATCGAAGCATCCCGCGAGGTTCAGTTCATTCAGGACAACACCGTATTCCGCGGCAAAGAGCGTGCTGACGGTATGCCCGTTATCCCCGGCGCTTTTGTGGCGATCAACATTAACGGCGCTTCCGTAACCACCTCCATGACCTTTGCGGCTGATACCGCCAACAACGCTAAGTTGTCCGCTCTGACCGTTGGAAACCTGTCCCTCAGCCCTGCTTTTGATGGCGATGTGCTGAGCTACACCGCTACCGCTTCCGCTGCGACTGCTGCAGTAAACGCCACTACCGAGGTCGCAGGCGCACAGGTTGCTATTGCCTACAACAACGCCAATGTGAAGAACGGCGGCTCTGTTACCTGGCTGGCTGATGGCGCTGCCCATCCTCTGACCGTTACTGTCAAGAATGGAAACGAGACCGTTGTTTACACAGTCAATGTAACCAAGGCTTCCTAAAAGGGGGTTAAAGCATGACAGACGCTGATATCCTCGTGATCTTGAAGGTTGATTTGCAACTTTCCACAACAGCGCTTGACGATTACCTGTCGGCGTTGATCGCGTCTGCCAAGGAGTATATCGCTACCGAGGGAATCGTACTTTCCACCAGCACCGGTGATGCTATGCTGGTGGAGATGTACGCCGCCTACCTTTACCGGCAACGCCGGGAAAAGGTCGTAGCAATGCCCAGGATGCTCCGGTGGGCACTCAACAACCGGCTGTTTGAGCAAAAGGTGGGTGATTGATTTGGATGATCTCATTACATTAATCTCCCAAACCTTTGAGCAGAACGATATCGGGGTACAGATTGCCACAGAAACCACAACACAGGTCTGGGCGCGGCTGCAGTCCGCTACACGGGCGGAGTTCTATTCCGCCGGTCAAAACGGCTTGCAGCCGTCCCTTGTGGCGGTTACTCCTATCGCCAACTATGCTGGGCAGAAATTAGCCGAGTGGCGCGGCACACGCTATTCCATTTATCGCACCTATTTTGCAACAGGCAGCGATGAAATAGAGCTGTACCTAGAGGAAAAGGTGGGCAACGATGTCGAAAACGGTTAGACCGGATGAGTTGGCAACGGCAATCCTGTCCGAACTGAAAAACTATGACCAGGCCGTTACGGATGGCGTAAAAAAAGAGGTTCGGCAGGTGGCAAAGGAATGCCGCCAAGACATTGTGACAGGCAGCCCGGTACAGACCGGCGATTATAAGGCCGGTTGGCGTGACAAGGTCGCATATGAGAGCTACAGCGATATCCGTATGCGAATTTTCAACAAAACGGATTACCAGCTCACGCACTTGCTGGAACATGGTCACGCAGGCCCAGGCGGAACCGCAAAAGGCTCTGCCCGCCCATTCCCCCACATCGGCCCAGCGGAGCAAAAGGCAGAGCAGAAACTATTAACCCGTGTAAAGGTGGTGATTAAGAAAGGATGACACTGCAAGAGGTCAATTCCCTGTTAAAACAGACGAGGATGCCCGTAGCTTACGGTTACTTCAATAAGCCGCAAAAGTTACCGTATATCCTCTATCGCGTCTCCTACTCCAATAATTTTGGCGCTGACAATGTGGTGTATCACCCCATCAACCATATACAGGTTGAGCTTTACACAAAAGATAAAGACCTAACAGCAGAGGGCAAAGTCGAACAGGCCTTGTCCTCTCTGTTTTGGCAGAAGTCCGAGAGTTACATTGAAGATCAGCAGTGTAACCAAGTAGTTTATGAAATCGAGGTGTAAAAATGGCTGATAAAGTTAAATTCGGTATCTCGAATGTCCATTACGCTATCCTCGACGGGGAAAATAACACCTATGGCACTCCCGTAGCCATCCCCGGCGCAGTTAGCCTGTCTTTGGAGCCTTCCGGCGATACCACACCGTTTTATGCGGACAACATTCAGTATTTCGTAGCCGTGGCGAACAGCGGCTACACCGGCGATCTCGAAGTTGCCGTTTTCCCCGAAGCATTCCTCAAGGATGTTTTCGGGTATACTCTTGACACCACCAGCAAGGTGATGATCGAGAATGCAAACATTCAGCCCAAGTCTTTCGCACTGCTGTTCCAAGAGGAGGGCGATGTGAACGGGACGAAGTTTGTTCTTTACAACTGCACCTGCACTCGGCCTACCCGTGAGCTGAACACCACGACCGAGAGCGTAGAGCCGCAGACGCAAACTGTCAGCATCACCGCTTCCCCGCTGGCAAACGGCAACTCCCTTGCCTACACTACGGCGGAGACCCCGGAGGCGACCGTGAACGGCTGGTACACCGCCGTATTCACTCCGACGACTGGAGGCTGAAATGAACAAAGTAATCGAGATCGACGGAAAAAGCGTAGGGTTGTGCGCTAATGCGCTGACCCCACGCATCTACCGCCATAAAGTGGGTCGGGATATTGTCCGTGACCTGCAAAAGCTACAAACGGCAGCGACATCAGAGGACGGATCTTTTTCCGTAAGCGATCTTGAAATCTTTGAGGATGTCGCTTTTATCATGGCTCGGCAATATGACGGGTCCATCCCGGACAATGTTGACGAGTGGCTGGAGCAGTTTGAGATGTTTTCCATCTATAAAGTGCTCCCTGCCATTTTGGAGCTTTGGAGCCTGAACAACAAGACTACCGCTGTTCCAAAAAAAAAATAAAACAAACCGTGCGTGAGCCTACCGGGTCAACCTTTATGCTCCGCTGCGCTGAACTCGGGTTATCCGATGAAGCGCTGGAGGACATGACCTGCGGAATGGTCTATGATTTGATGATCGAAAAGTCCAACGACGCAGAACAGTATGCCATAAAGGGAAGACCCGGCGGCTTGCGTGATTTCTTCGCAGGAGGTGGTAAGATTGGCTGAAAATGTTAAAGGCATCGTTGTCGAAATCGGCGGCGATACAAAGGGATTGTCGAAAGCGATCAGCTCGCTGAACAGCGAAATCCGTGGGACACAATCGGAGCTTAATAAAGTCAATCGCCTGCTGAAACTCGACCCGACAAATATTGACCTGCTCAAACAAAAGGAGCAATTGCTCGGGGAACAAATCAAAAATACAGAAAACAAGGTTGAAAGCCTCCGAAACGCCAAAAAGAAAGCGGATCAGGAAATGGCGGACGGCACGGAGATCAACCAAAAACAATACCGTGAGTTAGTCCGGGAACTGACCAGCGCCGAACTAAAGCTGAAAGACCTACAGGCCGAAGCGTCCAAGAGCCGTGCGGCACTCGCACAGGTTTCAGCAGTTACCGGCGAAATAGCAGAAAAGTCCGGGAACATTGCAAAGAAGTTTGCACCGGCATCTTTGGCCTTTGCAGGCGCAGGAGTGGCAGCCACAAAAGCGGCTGTAGAATTTGAAAGCGCCTTTGCTGGCGTTGAAAAAACAGTAGACGGCACTACAGAGCAGCTTGCGGCACTCCGGCAGGGCATATTGGACATGGCAGAAGAAATTCCTGCGTCCACTACGGAGATTGCGGCGGTTGCGGAAGCTGCTGGACAGTTGGGTATTGCCACCGATGATGTACTTGACTTTACCCGCGTCATGATCGACTTGGGCGAAGCAACAAACCTTTCCGCTGATGAAGCTGCCTCTGCACTTGCCAAATTTGCCAACATTACCGGAACGACCGCTGATGAATACTCCAAACTCGGCAGTACCATCGTTGACCTTGGCAATAACTTTGCCACAACAGAGCGCGATATTGTTGAGATGGCTACACGCCTTGCGTCTGCTGGTACAGTTGCCGGCTTGTCCGAACAGGATATCCTTGCATTGTCTACCGCAATGTCCTCGGTTGGCATCAACGCAGAGGCAGGCGGTACGGCAATGACCCAAACAATGACCGCAATAAGCAAGGCTGTGTCTGCTGGCGGTGATGATCTTGAAACATTCGCAAAGATCGCTGGTGTATCTGCTTCTGAATTCGCAAATATGTGGGGCAATGAACCGATAGACGCAATCAGTGCTTTCATCGGCGGGCTTGGGAAGATGAACGAAAATGGAGAGGACACAATCTCCGTATTGGATGAATTGGGGCTCTCCGGGATTCGCCAGTCAAATATGCTTCGTGCGTTAGCCCTTGCATCCAATGTATTGGACGATGCTGTTACAACCGCAAATACTGCATGGGACGAAAATATTGCCCTCTCCAACGAGGCTAGCAAAAGATACGCAACGACCGAAAGCCAGATGAAAATACTCCGAAACGGGCTCAATAACTTGGCGATTTCCATCGGTGATATCCTGCTGCCGATTATCAATAAAATCGTCGCAGGGCTTCAAAACGCAATCGATTGGTTTTCAAACCTCGACGATGGGGTCAAAAAGACGATCCTTATTGTCGGCGGTCTTATTGCGGCAATCTCTCCTGTTGCTGGAATCATATCAGGCATAGCCGGAGCGATGAGCAAGCTGTCAGGCACGGTAATACCCGCCATTATTGAAGCGGCAACTAAAATGGGGCCGATTATTACAACCGTTGTAGAGGGAATTTCAAGCGGAATTGGGGCGGCAATAGGTTTTATTACAGAAACAGCTATCCCAGCCGTTATGAGCGCTGTGTCATCTGCGTTCACATTCATAACGGGAACTGTAATCCCTGGAATTGTAACGGGCATAACGACAGCTGTTAATTTTTTGATAGCCAACCCGATAGTTCTGATTATTTCCGCCATTGTAGGACTTGTTGCGCTGATTGCAACAAAGGGCGACGAGATACAAGCCATCCTCCAGCGTGTGGATGATTTCTTGCAGGGCGTATTTACGACGGATTGGTCGGAATCGTTTGGAATATTGGGGGAAATCTTAAATTTCTTCTTCGCAACAGTAAAATCTATTTGGGATTCCATAAAGGCCGTTTTTGACGGTATTATCGATTTTGTTCGTGGCGTTTTTACTGGAGATTGGGAAAGAGCATGGAAAGGTGTGCAGGAAATCTTTAAGGGAATCTTTACGGCGCTTGTTGACATTGCAAAAGCGCCCCTTAACGGCATCATTGCACTAATCAACATGGTCATTGACGCAATCAACTGGATGATAAACGGTCTGAATAAGATCCACTTTGATGTTCCTGACTGGGTTCCTGTTTTGGGCGGTAAGTCCCTCGGATTTAATATTCCGACCATCGGAAAAATTGCTTATCTTGCCAAGGGCGGAGTTTTGTCCTCCGGCAGCGCCATCGTCGGCGAAGCCGGGCCGGAGCTGCTTACCATGGCCGGTGGCCGTGCCCATGTTATGCCGCTGAACGGAAACGACCGTGGCGGCATCACCATCGAAATGAACAACACATTTAACGGCTACGATAACGCAGCCGGTGAAGCTGCCGCAAGGAACTTGGTACAGGCGGTCAACCGTGCGCTTGGGAGGGCTTACTGATGAGAAAATTTAAGCTCAAGAACGGTGTCGGCGCCGAATGGGATTTGATGGACAAAACGGCGTACTTCAATGCGCCGGGTGGATTAGGCTTTGGCAAAACCTACTCCACCATCCAAGCCGGAAGCGCATGGCTGGTATCGGATGAATTCCTTAACCAGTATGCCGTGACAGGCGAAATGATATTCTTCGACTATTCCCGGTATCAGGCGTTTATTTCGTTCGTGACAAAAGGCCCGCTTTACCTGATGTATTCCCCGCTGGACACATGGTACAAAATCAAGTGCGAAGTGCAGTCTGCGGATAAGTCGGAGCTGAAATCCGGCTATTTGGCAGTACCGATTACATTCCTCTGCTTCGGGACTTGGCATGAAGCTGTTAAGGTAACGCAAAGCCAAGCGCCAGACCAAGGGATTAAAAGGTACAGCTATACTTATCCTTATTATTACGCAGAGACAGCAACAGGAACTGCAAAAATAAGAAACGGGGATTTGGCATCTCCGTGCAAGCTGCAAATCTTCGGGCCGGTCGTCAATCCTGCTTGGGCGCTTATCAAGGCCGGTACCCGTGTAGCGGTCGGAAAAGTAACCGCAACAATCCCTGACGGCCACAAACTCGTTGTTGATGCTGACCCTGCAACAATGGAGATCGCCGAGTATGCGCTCGACGGGACATACATCCAAAACCTGTACCAGTCCAGCGACTTTTCGACCGGAAGATTTATCTATGCTCCGCCGGGAGAAAGCACTTTGACCTTTTCGCACGACGGCACGTCAGATATCGTAGCATATGTGGAGGTGGAGAAACTTGCATACTCTGTTTAAGTGCGAAGTATTCGCAAGGGATTTCACATTCCGAAGTTTTGCTCCGATTGAAAGCCCGGAGATACAGTTTGACTACCTGACCGTAGAAAAAACTACTCTCCGGGCTGTAAAGCTGGATGCAAAAAAGGGCGACTTTATAAGTGTTACAGACCAAAACGGGAATGTAGCTTATCAGGGGATTGTTGATGATGTTGAAACCGATAAAACGGGCGTAACGATATCGGCGCAGCCTCTTATGTCGCTTTTTGACGCAGAGGTATATTTCGACCGCACGACCTCTGCAAAGATCGAGCCTTTTATTGCTTCGATCATCCGAGATAACTTTGTCTCTTCGGGAGATGCTTTGCAAAATATATCCGGTATGACGGTGGAAACGACCTCCGAAACGGCCGGGGCGCTCAACCTAAAGGACAACATCCACAGCTTTTACGAAATCATCACGAAATCGCTGACGGCTTACGGCGTGGCTGTCAACATGAGATTTGACCCGCAGAAAAAGACGATATCCGTTAAGGTTGGTAAGGTTAGCGAAACGGCGGTAATCGAAACAAATCTACAGGCCATCGTGGATAAAAACATCATCATCGGTGACAGTACAGGCCAGCTGAACAAGGTGACCATCTACAACAAGGCCGATGAGACGCAGCGCATAACCTACTATCTGCACCCAGACGGCAAGGTCGACACAAACAACACGGACAGAATTACACCTGTGTTTTTTGCGGCGCAGTTTTTAGAAACGGATAACAATTTTGAATCTGCTGCATACAAAAAGGCTTACGAAGCGTTAAGTCCGCAAAAGTATGACAACATGATCGAACTGACTGCCCGAAACGACTGTGGCGTACTTGATACCTCGATGGCCATCGGCACAGAGGTTTTGGTCATTGATGGCGACAGTAGTTACAAATCTATCCTTACCGGCTATGCAAGGTCGCAGGATGTTACAAAAATGACCTTCGGCGTTGTCCGTGCCGACCTTACCAAAATTTTAATCCTTGAAAGGAGGGCAAACGCATGATAACGCTGCTCCAGTATAACGCATCCATCGTCACACCGACGGATGATGCGTATCTGTACAACCACATTATCAACGACAGCGGCATCTTTACGGGCGTTGAGGTAACTACACAGGGCGGTAACATCATCAATGTTTCCGATGGCCGTGGTATAATCCTAGGTCGAAACTTTGTTGTGGAAGCCCAAACGATCAATGCTACGCTCCCGACCAGCGGCTCCGTCCCCGGTCGATTGCTTATCCAAATTGACATGGCAAACACCGAAGCACCGATTTCTTTTGTGACACAGGCGCAAGACCCGCTTCCGGCGCTTGTGCAGGAGGATATCAATGCAAGCGGTACTGTGTACCAGCTGCCGATAGCGACTTATACCGCACAACCGACAATGGTTTCCGATTTACAGTATGTGGCGCACACCATCAGCCCCGGTACTGTTGCGAGCTTTAACGGCCGCACCGGAGCGGTGACACCGCAAACCGGCGATTACACCGGGAGCCAAATCAAAATCCCCGGCTACAAGCAGGCAACCTCCCGGCAGAATGTAACCACAACAGACACGGTAACGCAGGCCATCGGTAAAATGGAGTACAAAATAAACCGCACTTTTGTGGTTAAGCAAATCTCCCTCCCAGCTGCATCGTGGATTGGCGCAGAAAGTCCGTACAGCCAAACCATCAGCGGGCTTGGGACTACTGCAAACAGCAAGGTAGACATCCAAATGGACGCAACAGCCCTCGGTGTACTCATCGACAGCGGCACCAGCGCTATCTGGATTGAAAACAACAATGGCACCCTTACCGCAAAAGCGCTTGGAGAGAAGCCCAACGCCAATCTTTCGGTTCAGGTGACCATCACGGAGGTAACTGCATGAGCGTAATTTACGGCAATCCAATTATTGCAGGTGGTGGTGGCCTTGAACTTGTGGCAAATGTGGAAACAGGTGCAACGGTAACTGCAAAATTAGGCTCAAAAACTGTTACAGGCGTTTCTGTTGGTGGTCAAGTACGACTTAAAATCCCACAGGAGGGCAAGTGGACTGTTTCCGCAGTAAGTGGTGTGCAGGTATCTGTCCCACAGGAAGTAAGTGTACCTGCAACAGTTGATATTGTATTGGTGGCGCCTGAGCTGAATGATACAAGTTGGGCAGTCATCAAACAGGCATCTGACGCAAGCATGGGAGCAAACTTCTGGTCTGTTGGTGACTGCAAAGAAGTGACCATGAACGGAAAGGTTTCCGATGGTCTTACTCTTACAAACTACGCCGCTTGGGTATTCATCATCGGCTTTAACCACAACGCAGAGCGTGAGGGCAACGGCATAGCCTTTCAAGGCTTTAAGGCTACAAAGAATGGTACGCCAGTTTGCTTAACAGATAGCGGTTATAATACCAACAAAACAAGTGGCACATGGTTCAATATGAACAACACAAGCACTAACAGCGGCGGCTGGCAAGCAAGTCTTATGCGAAAAAACATTATGCCACTTATTAAGGCGGCTTTCACAGCAGACCTTCAAGCTGTTATTAAAACCAGCACTATTTACACTGACAATGCAGGTGGACAACCGCAAACGCTTCCAGAGCTCACAGCCACGCAGGACGATGTGTTCTTGCTGGCAGAATATGAGATATTTGGAACACGCAGTTATGCTAACAATAGAGAGGCAAACTACCTCAAACAATACGCCTACTACGCTGCTGGCAATAGTAAAGTAAAGTACAGACATAACGCAACAAGTTCTGCTGCCTATTGGTGGGAGCGTTCTCCCAATTCCGGCTACTCCGCCAGTTTCTGTCATGTCCGCACCGACGGCAGTGCCACCGGCGCCAACGCCTACGCTACTTTTGGCGTGTCCCCCGCTTTCAAGGTATAACATATGGACTACATTTGTTTTAATCGCTTTAAGCAAAAGGCTTTGTGTGGTGAAGTAAACATTCCATACGGCACAAAACTCGAGGAAGCCAACAATATAATCAGCTACTGTGGAAACACCATTTGTTATATAAAAAGCCAAAATGCCTATGACTATTTCGCAAGAAATGATGATGGTAAAGGCTTGGAGCGTGGGAAGCTGACAGCAGAAATAATCAAGCTGCTGAATAACCGCAAAGACGGAAAATACCAAGACCGATGGGATAGGATTTGGGATGATTTATCCTTGCTAAAATACAAACGACCCGAACACGATGACTATTGGCTGTGGAACTATGATTTTTTCAATGCTTCGATTGAGGAGCTGAACAGAATTAAATTCATGATACTGGAGGTGTGACAATGTATAAAATCAAGGCAGAAGGCAAGGAATACTATTCCGACACCTTGGTGTATGTGAAGAAGGCTCCAAATGGATGCTATGTTCCTTGTTTGCCAGAGGAAGCAGAGTATGTTGTCGGGAAAGTGCCTGAAGATACCATTTTTGAAAACGCAGAGGTAGAAAATTTCGATGGTGGTTCTATGGCATCCGATATGCAGGAAGCATTAAATATTATGGGGGTGAGCTAAATGGGTTATTACACCGAAAAAGCCAAAGAAGTAAAAGCAAAGCAGGACGCAGAGCTGGAACAGCTGAAAGCAGCTCTACAAACCCTTGGCGTAGAAACCGAAGAAAAGGAGGAAACAGCCAATGCGGAATGACATCTTAGAGCAGGCGCAGGAAATCCGGACGAGCATCGACAGTGTGACCGGTGCCATGGCTGACGCTGATGCAGCAAAGAACCCTATGCTGTTCCTGCCATGGGAGACTGATACCAAGTATGCGGTGGGTGACCGCAGACGGCATGACGGCAAGGTATACAAGTGCTTGCAGGCCCACACCTCGCAGGCAGACTGGGAACCCCCTGTTGTTCCTGCTCTGTGGGTGGTCGTCAATGTCAGTTCTCCCGGCACGATTGACGACCCCATCCCGGCATCGAGGGGTATGGAATACGAATACGGCAAATACTACCTTGACCCGGAGGATAGCAAAACCTACCTCTGCAAGCGTTTGAATGAGACCGGCACCATCGTGCTGTATTACCTGCCGCATGAGCTTATAGGGCAGTATTTTGAGGAGGCATAACCCATGGAAATTGCACTGGCCCTCCTCGGCTCCGGCGCATTGGCTACCGTCATTAGCTGGCTGCTGCATCGTATTGACCGCAAGCAGGACAAGCAGGATCAGATTATCTCCTGTATGACAGCCGTGGACAATAAGCTGCAACAGCATATTGATTCTGACGAACGCTACCGGGCAGATATGTGCCGCATCCGCATCCTGCGCTTTTCGGACGAGCTGCGCCGTGGGGTGAACCACAGCGAAGAATCCTTCAACAATGTGCTGGAGGATATCGACAACTACACAGAGTACTGTGTGGAGCACGAAGATGTCTACATCAATTCCAAAGCGGATGCAGCGATCCGCAACATTAAGAGCGTCCACGACCGCTGTATTCGTGGTGAACTCAAATTCCTTTAAGGAGGACATAAAATGAACGAATTTGTAACTTGGACTTCCCTTGGTACTTACGCAGGCGCTGTAATGATGGTCACTATCATCACCCAGTTTTTGAAGCAGACCCCTCTCAAGAACATCAACACCCAGCTGCTTGCTTACATCATCTCTGTGGCCATCCTCATCGGAGCCGAAGCCTTTAACGGCTCTGCTCTGACGGTACAGGGCGTGGTGCTGTGCCTGCTTAATGCGGTTATCGTGGCCTTGGCTGCCGGTGGTACTTATGATGCTGCGACTACCGGCATGGTCAAACACACTGATGCGGCTATTTTGGATGCCGAAGGAAAGGGGGAAGCCTAATGGCTTTCCTCTCTCCCGACAATGTACGCTATGATAACGGCGTAAAAATCTGTGAGAAGATAATCCCGGATTCTGCGGTTTGGAACCGTGATGTTAAGGAAGGTGGTTACACCTACCGAAAGGGAACGACCTATAAGGCCAATCGTCCGCTTTCTGCGATTAAAGGCGTCACGATACATAATACCGGGCGCATCAAAATCCCTAACGGAACCACAATGGCGGAGCAGTACACCCGCGCGACCTACCCGAACTGCAATATGGGGTCTGTCCGTGTCCACTACTATGTGGACGAGAACGAAGCATGGCAGAACCTTGATGAGGGCGAGGTCGGTTGGCACGCTGCCGATGGAAACTATGGCCCAGGCAACAGCACTACCATCGCCATCGAGATCATCATGGACGGCACTGATGCCGAGTACAATCGGATTGCCGAAGATAACGGTGCAAGACTTTGCGCTGCTATTCTTAAACGGCATGGTTTGAACGAGAACGCCGTCTACCAGCACCATGACTGGTACGCAAGGAAAGATTGCCCTGCTTATATCAGACCGCACTGGAGTGCGTTTTTGGCGTTGGTGCGGCAGTATCTCAATGACGATACGCAGGTGCCGAGCGATTATGATAAGCTGGTCGCCGAGCTGGAAGAAATCAAAGAGAAGTACAGAACCGAACACGCATCCGCACAGGCGTTGCGTGGCAGAATTTTAGCTGCCATCGAACAGTACGATACGGCGGCTGAATAACTCACTTTGTAACTCACTTTTATTCCGAAAGTGTGTTTTTTATTCCTTTTGTGCAGGAAAAGAGAACGAAAAACCCGCTTAAATACTGCATTTTCCGCATATAGCGCTTAATGCGTGTGGGTTCAAGTCCCATCTTCCGCACCAAAAAGAAAAAGACGCCTTTGGGCGTCTTTTTCTTTTTGGTGCGGTGGGGAGC